TTGTTATGTGGGATGGTGATGAGAGTTCTTCAGCTCGTAAATTACTCTATCCCCAATATAAATCAAACCGTAACTTGGATAAAGACCAAGAACAAGAAAACTCATTCACGGAACAGAAAGACCGGGTAAAACAATACCTGGAAGAGGTTTTTATTCGTCAAATTATTATTGATGGTAATGAAGCTGATGATTTAATTGCGTATTATTGTCAAATTTCAGAAAATGAGGAAATAACTATATTCTCTGGGGATAAGGACTTAACACAATTAATCTCTGAAAGAGTATCATTATATTCACCTTCAACTAAAAAAACTTATAAGTATGGGGATAAGATTAATATCTATTATTATGATATACCTCATTGTAATATGACGACTTATAAGATATTGGCTGGTGATAAATCTGATAATATTGATGGGATATATTATTTGGGTGAAAAGACTTTAATGAAAATATTTCCTGAATTATTTGACTCTGAAGTAAAAATTACCGATATTATTAAAAAAGCTGAAACTCTATTGAAGGAGGATAAGGACAACAAGGTTTTACAGAATTTATTATCGGGTAAAACAAAAACTGGAATTTATGGCGAAGAATTTTTTTTTATTAACGAAAAAATCATAAATTTGTCAAATCCTTTAATAACCGATGAAGCTAAAGAATTAGTTGAGTTGTATTATAAAGAAAGTTTAGACCCGGATGGTCGGGGATATAAGAATTTTATTAAAATGATGATGGAAGACGGGTTCTTCAAGTTTTTACCGAAAGGTGATGATGCTTGGGTAAATTTTGTCAAACCATTTCTAAAATTAACCAGAAAAGAAAAGAGAAACCACAAACAAATTAAATAATTAATAAATAAACAAAAATGAAAGACCAAGAATCAGTAAAATTAGAATTTTTAATGACCGTTAACGATAACATTATCGTGCAAAGATTTTTTAATGTTAGAGACTTCAATCCGGAGGCTAAATCTTCAGTTGATTTGTATAATATTCTTTATGATTTTAAGATTGATATTGAGGACCAATTGAAGGTTAAAACCACGAATTATATGCTTGATAATATGTATGATATTATCCATAATCCTAACCTTTTGGAAACATCAGTTATTGAAGGTCCGGAGTATTTTAACATCTATATTAAGCAAGGTGATGCGACAATTTGTCATAGACAGGTGGATGCGAAAATATACCCACCTAAGATTAGATACACTGTAGATGTCCGCCCTTACTTGAAAAGTTTGCTAAACTCATTGACTGACACTTTTTCATCTCAAGAATTAAATTTTGAATATGCTGAGGTTCTTTTGAAACGATAATATTTATCAATAACTAAAAGAAACATTATGTCATCTAAAAAGAATTTTGATTATCTGGGAAGTACATTTCAGATACAGTTGTTAAACCAAATTATTGTTGATAAAGAATTTGCGAGGTCAATAATAGATGTTATTGAGGCGAATTATTTTGAGAATAAGTATTTCAAACTAATCATTCAGATGGTTAAGGAATACTACGCTAAATACGAACATACGCCAACTTTTGACACTTTAGAACAGATTACCAAATCTGAGTTACAACAAGAAATGGCTGCTAAAATTGTGATTGATACAATCGCAAAAATTAAAGAATGTTCTGTTGAAGGTGGAGAATTCGTGCAAGAAAAAGCGATGAAGTTTTGTAAACAACAAGAACTTCAAAAGGTTATGAGTAAGGCTCAAAAAATTATTGATGGTGGTGAATTTGAGAATTACGATAAGGTAGAACAATTAGTTAGAACGGCGTTACAAGTTGGGGAAAGAGAAGATGGTATGTCTGATGTTTTTTACAATTTAGACGATGTTTTAAACGAAGATTACAGACATCCGATACCAATGGGTATTCCTGGTATAGATAGGCTCTTAAAAGGGGGTTTAGCTAAAGGTGAGATTGGGGTTATATTGGCTCCGACTGGTGTGGGTAAATCAACATTGTTGACTAAAATCGCTAATCATTCATTCAATTTAGGTTATAACGTAGTTCAAATATTTTTTGAGGACAATCCTAAGATTATTCAAAGAAAACATATTACATTATGGACTAAAATCCATCCTGATGATTTGACTGAAAGAAAAGAAGAAGCGATGACTAAAGTTAAGGAGATTCAGAGTACTATGACTAATAAGTTAATTCTTAAGAAACTTCCGTCTGATACGGTAACTATGTTACAAATAAAGAATCAACTTAGAAAGATTATTGCTGATGGTGTTAAAATTGATATGGTTATGTTGGATTATATTGATTGTGTTGTTCCGGATAGAAATTTAGGTGATGAATGGAAGTCTGAAGGGTCAGTAATGAGAGGTTTTGAGTCAATGTGTCACGAATTAAATTTAGTTGGTTGGACCGCAACACAAGGTAATAGGTCAAGTATTTCATCTGATGTTGTAACCACAGACCAAATGGGTGGGTCAATTAAAAAAGCTCAAGTGGGTCACGTTATTATTTCTGTTGCTAAATCATTACAACAAAAAGAGATGAAATTAGCAACAATTGCAATAACTAAATCACGTATTGGTGATGATGGTATTGTGTTTGAGAATTGTAAATTTGATAATGGAACATTAGAAATTGATACCGAAAGTTCTGTAACATTCTTAGGTTTAGAAGAACAAACTGAAGAAAGAAATAGACAAAGGATTAAAGACCTGGTTGAAAAACGAAAATTAAACACTAAAAACTAAAATATGAGTAAAATGGAAAAAATATTACAAGAGAATAAAGACCGATTTGTTATATTTCCTATTCAACACAAGGATATTTGGGATTATTATACACAACACCAAGCGGCTTTTTGGACTGCAGAAGAAGTTGATTTGACTGATGATATTAGAGACTGGGAAAATTTAACAGATAATGAAAAATATTTCATTAAAAATGTTTTATCATTCTTTGCCGCGTCAGATGGTATTGTTAATGAAAACTTGGCTGAAAACTTCCTAAAAGAAGTTCAATATCCGGAAGCGAAATTCTTTTATGGGTTTCAAATAATGATGGAAAATATACATTCTTTGATGTATTCTTTATTGATAGATACTTATATATCTAACTCGGAGGAAAAGGATGAATGTTTCCACGCGATTGATAGATTGCCTGCTGTTCAAAAGAAAGCGCTATGGGCGTTAGATTGGATTAAAGACACTACCTTTGAAGAAAGGTTAATAGCTTTTGCTGCTGTAGAAGGTATATTCTTTTCAGGTTCGTTTTGTGCAATATTTTGGATGAAATCAAGAGGTATTATGCCTGGATTATGTTCTGCGAATAGTCTTATTTTTAAGGATGAAAACTTACACTGTGACTTCGCAATTCATTTGTTGAATAACCATATTGAGAACAAACCTACTGAAAAAAGAATTAAAGAAATTTTATTATCAGCATTAGATATTGAAAAAGAGTTTATTACTGAATCTTTACCCGTATCTTTAATAGGTATGAACCATAATTTGATGAAACAATATTTAGAGTTTGTTGTTGATGGACTTTTAGTAAAATTCGGTTGTAAAAAAGAATTTAATGTTGAACAACCATTCAAGTTTATGGAACAGATAGCTATTGAAACTAAAGGAAACTTTTTTGAAGGTAGAACGGTTGAATATCAAAAAGCGAAATTAAATGAAACACTATCATTTACTGACGATTTTTAATAAAAAAATATATAAATTACTATGTCATTAAAGATAAAGAAAAGAAATGGGGATGAAGTTGCCTTTAATCCCCAAAAAATTTACGGTCGTATTAAGAAAGCCTCAAAAGGACTGAATGTTAATTCAGATGAAATCTTCATCAAAGTAATTACTTCAGTTCCTACTGAAGGTAACATTACAACTAAAGAGTTGGATAAGTTAATCTACGAGATTGCTGCGTCATATACTGGAAGTCATCACGACTATTCAAGATTGGCATCATCAGTTGCGATATCATCTTATCATAAAGATAGTTATGATAGTTTTGCTAATACTATGTTAACATTACATAGTGAAGGTGTTATTCACGACAAATTAATTGAAACGATTGAGAATTATGGTTCTGAAAATATTGAAAAGCTATTAAACCATGATAACGATTATAATTTTGATTATTTTGCTTGGAAAGCCTTACAAGAAATGTATTTGTTAAAGTTACCAAATGGTAAAGCGGTTGAGCGACCTCAACATATGTATATGAGGATAGCTCTTTGGGTTACAGATTCTTTTGAAGAAGCGACAGAGTATTACAAATCGTTATCTGAACAAAGAATATCAAAAGCAACACCTATTATGATTAATTCTGGGACTTTAATTCCTCAATTAGCGTCTTGTGTGTTACATTATAATGACGCTGATTCAAGACAGGGGTTATTGAATACATTGAATGATATTTCAACATATTCATCTGATGCTGCCGGGATTGGATTATGTATGTCAAACCAAAGAAGTAAAGAAAGTCGTATTACAACATCTGGTGGTTTTGCTGGAGGATTGTTGAAGTATCTTAAAATCGTTAACGAGTCTTTAAGATTTTTCAACCAACAAGGTAGAAGACCTGGTAGCGCTGCGATTTATTTAGAACCTTGGCACAAAGATATCTATGATTTGTTAGATATTAAGAAAAACACTGGTAAAGATGAGTTAAGAGCGAGAGATTTATTCACTGCTTTATGGATTCCGGATAACTTTATGAGAGCCGTTAAAAATAACGAGGATTGGTATTTGTTTTGTCCTAATGATATTAAGAAAGCTGGTATTAAAGCTCTACAAGAGTGTTATGGTGACGAATACGAAACTAATTATCGTAAAGCGGTTGAGTTAGGTCTTGGTAAAAAAACTAAAGCAACTGAAATTTGGAATAAGATTATTGAATCACAAGTTGAGACAGGTGTTCCTTACTTATGTTCAAAAGATAGTGCTAATAGAAAAACTAATCATCAAAACATCGGTGTGATTAAACAATCAAACTTATGTAATGAGATTTACCAATATACTGATGAGAAAACTACAGCTATTTGTACTTTATCGTCAATGGTGTTGAAAAACTTTATTGTTGATGGTAAATTTGACTTTAACTTACTATATAATGAAGTTAGAAAGGTTACCAGAACTTTAAACAAAGTTATTAACATTAATAGTTATTCAACTTCTAAAGGAGAAAAAGGTGGATTAGAACAAAGAGCTATCGCCATTGGTACTCAAGGATTAGCTGACGTTTTTTACATCTTGGATTACATATTCACGTCTGAAGAAGCAAGAGTGTTGAATAAACGTATTTTTGAGACAATTTATTTTGCTGCGATAACTGAAAGTAATGACTTGTGTAAGAATGGTAAATATGAACCATATAGTTTCTTTGAAGGGTCACCAATGTCTAATGGAATATTCCAATTTGATATGTGGGGTGTTGACCAATCTGATTTGATGTGGGATTGGACTTCATTAAAAGAAAGTGTTAAAGAATTTGGAATTTGTAATTCTTTATTTACAGCACAAATGCCTGTTGCGTCATCAGCTAAGATAACAGGTTCATTTGAAATGACTGAACCGGCACATTCTGCGTTATTTAACAGACGTGTTGTTGGAGGTGAGATTTTAATTGTTAACAAGTATTTGATTAATGATTTTGAGAAATTAGGTATTTTGTCTGAAGAATTGAAAAATGATATTATTGTTGATGGGGGTTCTATCCAACACATTAATTTCAACAAATATTTAGATTCTGAAGATAAAAATTATCTTAAAAAACTCAAAAGAACTGAACATTTAATCGCGAAGTATAAAACAATTTGGGAGATATCTCAAAGAGAATTAATTGATATGGCTGCTGATAGAGCTCCGTTCATTGACCAATCACAATCAATGAACATTTATATGGCGAACCCAACCTTATCAAAAATATCTTCGTCACATTTTCACTCTTGGGATAAAGGATTGAAAACATTATGTTATTATGTGAGAACTCAAGCTATATCAACTGGTGCTAAACATTTAGCGATTGATATGTCTAAAATAAGTAATCCTATTGAGAAACCTAATGTTAATGTAATTACTAAACCTCAAGAATCAGAATTTGAGTGTTTTGGTTGTTCTTCATAAAGGAATAGAAAAAAATCACGACAATGTTCGTGATTTTTTCTTTATTATATATTTATAATTATGGCAGACGGATATACATATGGATTAACATTCCCATTTAGGGATTCTTTTGATGGTAAATATTTAAATTTAACTAGTTATAGTGACCAAGAAATTAGGTCAGAATTAATTCATTTATTATTGACCCGCAAAGGTACAAGATACTATCTACCTGATTTCGGGACTAGATTGTATGAATTTATATTTGAACCTTTAGATGGTCCAACCTTTTCAGAAATTGACGCGGAGATAAGAGAATCTGTTGGGGAATATTTACCCGGATTAACAATTACAAATATTACAATAACTCCAGCTTCGGCAGGTGATGAAGATAAGGGTTCATATATCAATGATAATGACGAAAGAGTATTTAGAGTTCCAGGTATCGCAACTGAAGAACATACCGCTAAAGTAAAAATAGATTATAAAATAACTGACGATGTATTCAGAAGTAGTGATTTTGTAATTATTAATATATAACAAATTATGGCAAACAAAAAAATATCCTATACTACGAGGGATTTCCAATCTCTTAGGACTGAATTAGTAAATTTCACAAGAACTTATTACCCTGATTTAATTGATAATTTCAATGACGCATCAGTGTTTTCTGTATTATTGGATTTAAACGCGGCCGTTTCTGACAATTTACATTTTAATATTGATAGAAGTATTCAAGAGACTGTATTACAATACGCTCAACAAAAATCATCAATATATAATATTGCCAAAACTTATGGGTTAAAAATACCGGGACAAAGACCTTCAGTTGCCTTAGTTGATTTCTCAATTACTGTTCCTGCATATGGGGATAAAGAAGATTTAAGATACTGTGGTATCTTAAGAAGAGGTTCTCAAGTTAGTGGGGCTGGTCAAATATTTGAAACGGTATATGATATTGATTTTGCGTCACCATTAAGTGCTGAAGGACATCCTAATAGATTAAAAATTCCTAATTTTGACTCTAATAATACTTTACTGAACTATACTATTGTTAAACGAGAAACTATTGTAAATGGTGTTACAAAAGTATTCAAGAGAGTTATTACGGCGAATGATGTTAAACCATTTTTTGAGTTATTTTTACCTGAAAAAAATGTTTTAGGGGTAACTAGTGTTATATTAAAAGACGGTACTCAATATACTAACGTTCCTTCTGCTCAAGAATTTTTAGGGTTAGATAATAGATGGTATGAAGTTAAAGCATTAGCTGAAGATAGAGTATTTGTTGAAGACCCTACAAAAGTGTCTGATAACCCAGGTATTAAAGTAGGTAAATATGTATCAACATCTGATAAATTTATAACTGAATTTACACCTGAAGGTTTCTTCAAAATGACTTTTGGTGGTGGTAACCAATCAGCTGATGAACAATTAAGAGAATTTGCTAGAGATGGGTTTAAGTTAGATTTATATAAATATTCAAACAACCTTGCTTTAGGTAGTTCATTAAAAGCTAACTCAACTATCTTTGTTCAATATAGAGTCGGTGGTGGAACAGCGAGTAACTTGGGGGTTAATATTATTACTCAAATTGGTACTGTTACATTTTTTGTTAATGGTCCTGCAGATTCTATCAATACAAGTGTAATTAATTCGTTACAATGTACAAACGTTACTGCGGCTATTGGTGGTGCTAATTATCCAACAACTGAAGAAGTTAGAAATTTGGTAGGTTATAACTTTTCTGCTCAAAATAGAGCGGTTACCGTGAATGACTACGACTCAATACTTAGAACTATGCCATCACAATTTGGTGCTCCGGCAAAAGTTGCGATAACTGAAGAAAACAATAAGATTAAAATACAAATGTTATCTTATGATGAAAGTGGTAATTTAACAGAAATAGTTTCAAATACATTGAAAAATAACGTAGCTAATTACCTATCAAATTATCGTATGATTAACGATTATATCTCAATTGAAACCGCAAACGTAATTGACTTGGGTATTAATGTAGATGTTGTATTAGATAATAGTCAAAACCAAGGTATTGTTATATCAAAAATAGTTAATATTATTTCAACTTATTTCCAACCTTCTAATAGACAGTTGGGTGAAAATGTATTTGTTTCTGAAATACGAAGATTGATTCAAAGTGAAAATGGTGTTATTTCAGTTTCGGATATTTTATTCTTTAATAAAGTTGGGGGTGAGTATTCGTCGTCACAAACTTCTCAAAGATATTTAGATTCTGAAACAAAACAAATTGAATTAGTTGACGATACTATATTTGCGGAACCAAAACAAACTTACCAAGTTAGATATCCAAATAAAGATATTATCGTTAGAGTTAAGAACTTAAAAACGACTAATTTCTCATAGTAATTTATTTTTTAATATTCTTACCTATTTTTAATAAAATAACATATTAACTATTTATTAAAAAAAGTGATAGAATGTCCAATTCATATAGAATAAGAACCCAACCGGGTGTTGATAAGTCAATAAAAATATTAATTGACCAAGAGTTTGAATACTTAGAAATATTATCGTTAAAATTACTACAAAGTCAAATCTATACCAGACAATGTTCTGATTATGGAGTTGTTGTCGGTCGTGTTAGTGTTAACAATGGATTTGGTTTACCAAACGCCAAAGTATCTGTTTTCATCCCTTTAACTTCTACCGATGAGTTAGACCCTGTAATTTCGGATTTATACCCTTACAAGACCCTAAATGAACTAAATGAGGATGGTTATAGATATAACTTATTACCTTACAAACAATCACATAGTGGTCACGTTCCTACTGGGACGTTTTTTGATAGATTAGACGTGTTAGTTGACCCAACTTTAATTGAGGTCTATGACAAATACTACAAATATACCACTGTAACTAACTCAAGTGGTGACTATATGATATTTGGTGTTCCTGTTGGGAGTCAAACTATTGTAATGGATGTTGATTTATCAGACATTGGTGAGTTTTCATTATCTCCACAAGATTTAATTAGAATGGGTGTAGCAACACCCAATCAAGTCGCAGGAACCAAATTCAAATCTTCAAAAAATTTACGAGAATTACCACAATTAATTACTATTAATAAAACAATTCAGGTTGAACCATTATGGGGACAACCTGAAATTTGTAATTTAGGTATAACAAGAACTGATTTTGATTTGTCAGGTGAATCTAATATTGATATTAGACCTACCGCTATTTTTATGGGGTCAATCATTTCAACAAATGATAGTGATTCCATAAAAGCTAACTGTACTGTTAAGAGTAACAGTGGTTACTTATGTGATATGACAACAGGTCCTGGAGAAATTTTAGCAATTAGACAGACCATACAACAAGATTCTTATGGTAGACCAATTTTAGAAACTGTTGATTTAGATGAGGGTGGTCAAGTAATTGATGAAAATGGTACTTGGATGGTTGATGTTCCTATGAATATGGATTATGTGACTACTAATGAATTTGGGGAACAAGTATTATCTAATGACCCTAATATCGGTGTACCAACTAGAGGTAAATACCGATTTAAGGTAAAATGGAATCAATCTCCATCATTATCCGAAAGTATAAAAAGAGGTTATTTTTTAGTTCCTAATATCAGAGAATACGGATGGACAGGGACTAGTGAAAATGACCCATTTCATATTAAAGATACTTCAACAGAATATACAAGTTACCAATTAGCTATGAAATCCTACTCATTTAGTTTAGATTGGGCGGATTATGGTTATACTGGTTCTTCAATGAATAGTAATGCTGTTATTGGTAGACAAATGATTCAGGACGCTATAGATTGTAAGGATACTTTCTATGATATGAGATATAACAAAGTTTATACAGTATCTCAATTACTTGATAAGTATAGAAATGGTTATAGTAATGATAGATTTACAGGTATTAAGAATATTTTAGATGGAAGTTGTCAAAGTGAAAATAACAAGTTTCCTACTAATGATTCTAATATGAGATTAGATATTATATTTATATTATTTTCATTAATGATGTTGGTTTTTAGACCTATATTATATGTTCTTGTATTAGTGATGCACATATTATATTTTGTTGTTTTTTTACTTAAAAATTTTATAATACCTGGTTTAATTGCTTTATCTGCTTCATTGGTTGTATATTCGTTTCTTGAAGGGTCTTTATCTACTCCAGCATATGGTTTAACTATTTCGGCGGCTTTGAAAGCAGCTGCTTGGGCAGCAGTAGGAGTTGTATTATTTTACATTAGAGATGAATTAGCTAAAATTAAACTAAATGGTATAAATATACCATTATTAACTTATCCTGATTGTGATATGTGTGATTGTTCTGCGATTGG